TTTAAATAGTGATCTCTGATTTACTAACATTATTCCCCCTGTAAGGATTCAAATTCTTCAATGCCAGCTAGATTTGATTCCAGCTCTTCTGAAGTAAAATCTACAAGCTCAACTCTGTAAACAGATCCGTTCAAAAAATACGGTTCACAGAATATCATTTTCTGTGCTTCTGAGTCATGCTCTAAATACTCTAAAACCTCAACTAGATTATTCTCTTCTTTAAAGTCTTCATTTGGTCCTGAAAGCGGGAAAGAAGAATTTGGAAATAAAGTCTTTAAGGTTCCAGATCTATTTACTGTTTTTCCGTCAAGTATCGCATAGTACATTTTAGCCGTGTGTCCATTCAGCCATTGGAACGATTGTTGGATAATTTGTTGACTGATATCTTGTATCAAATGAGTATGTGAAGGTTGACTTGAATAGATCAATATTTGCGCCATTTGCTACAGATGTTCCTTGAGAATCAACTCCATATTTTACAAGCCCTCCTGGATCAACAACATATAGTCTCATTCCGACGTTTCCGTCATTGTTAGAGCTGCCTGCGTGGAAAATAAATTTATCCTTTTTGAAAGGAACGAGTTGTGCTCCCCAGTCGGTGCTTGCCCATTGTCCGATGTAATATTTTGAAGGATCTTGTGTATTAAAGAAAATAACATTCATTCCTGTCTGGTAGTAATAATATGGAGAATAGGCGGCGACCCAGTTATTGTCCCAGGTCTGCATGTAACGCATTCCATAGTAGTTGCCCTGCTCAATTCCGTATGATGTTGTATTACTATGACCGTTTAGAGTTGTTAAAGTTCCAGAAGTTGATGAAAAGTTAGGAGCAAATGTTGCGTAGTGAGTTCTATTTGAAGGAACAAATCTTGCTATTCCAACAAGGTTGTTGTCTCCCATAACAATGTATGCTTTTCTTCTTGACTCATCATAGCTTTGAGAATTATTTGCTTGCCATTGGAAATCATTGTAGTAGTAATAAGCTGCTTGTGTCAATGCTGTAGGAGTTCCAGCTGTTTTTGCTGCAAGCAAAAATCTGTGCATTGTTCCAGCTGTATAGTTTTCTGGATCTAAATCTATGGCATTATTCTTCCAGACGTGAAGTCTGTAGTTATTAGCATTGTCTCTAGGCTCCAAAACTGCTAATGTGCTAGTTCTAGAATTATAAGAAATTGCTGTGTATCCAGTATTAAAATTGGTCCAGGTTGCGTATGTGGCACTCATAGGAACTAGTTCTAGTGGAGCAGTACCTCCTCTAGGATAAATTCCTAAGTTGTTATTTCTGTAATAAATTGAATTTCTTGGACGAATTCCAGATTTTTGAATCATTGTTCCAAAAAATGGCCAGTGCTCAAGTACATAGTTATACCAAACTGAGTGTGCAAACTGTCCGTCAGAACCTGAAGCAGGTGCATGTCCTGGCAAGTGTACAAGCCAGTTGCCTTCATCTTGCTGATAATTGGTTCCCTTTACAGAAGAGTGTCCAGTGCCTCTAGTTACCTGTGTGGTATTTGTATATCTTGCACCTCTATCAGGCCAGTCTTGGCCTTCTGTATCATCTCTTAGGTATCCGCCAAACATAGGCTGCATGTTGCTGCCATAAGTAGTAAACGCTGGCTCGTTAGATCTATTTGTGTAAACACCAAATGTAGGAAGTGGTGGATTTTTTGTAACAGCATTATTTCTGATATTATCATCAATTAAATCTACCTGAGAGATAGAAGAGCTTAGGCTAAGTGATGCCGAAGAAGACAGTAGTATAGATAGCATTTGAGGGCTAGTATTCAATCCCTCGTTTAGATTATTAAAAACCGATACGTCTAAGTCTGGTAATGCTACTGATGTACTGTTTGATGATATTGTTGATATTGCCACTTTTTTCTCCTATTTATGTTAGATTTTCAAATCTGAGAATGCGTATGATCCGAAGATTGTTGTTCCATTATTTCTAGTGTAAAAATTTAAAACTGTTGTGTCAAGTGATAGGACTGGTTGAATGTTTGAGGCACCGCCACCATCCCATACTATTCCTGCTGGCCAGTTAATAGTATAGCTTCCGCCAGACTTTATTTCCATTTGCCAGAACTGTGCTACGCTTGCTGTGTCTGCAATGTTTGAAAATTCTACTGTAAAATTTCCACCAGCAATAACTTTAAAAACATTTGAAGCAGCTAAGTCTAGGGTAAGGGTTCCGCTTGACTTAGTTCCTAGATCAACAAACTGAGCTGGTATATTAAAATATGGTTGCCCTTGTCCATCAATCGGAGCCTGAAGGTATGTGTAAGTCCAAAGTGCTGGGACTACTGAATTGGGGGTTTGTGTAATTGGCATGTTATTCCTCTTCTGGTAGATCTAGCTCAGGCAAATCTGCTGGGCGCTCTACATTTCTTTTAATGTCTTCTTCCAACTGATCCCACTCAGCTTGATCTTGTGCTAAACGCTCAAGAGCTGTCTCGTGGTCTGCAATTCTTACTTCATTATCTGTCATTCCTGGATATTTGTCAACAACAACTCCGTCAACAACTGATAATCTATGAGGTAATGATGTGACAATATCTGTCTCATATTCCCCGTTTTCATTAAAGGATGCCACTCCATCATTGTAATTAAATTTCATTTTTTCTCCCCTTATACTCTTCTTGTCCAGTGCGCCATTGATTGGAGCCCTGGGTAATTTGTGCTTGTGTAGTCTGTATCAAATTTACCCCATTGTGGATTGCTTACTAAACCTAGATTACCACCATTATTTATGGTTGAAGATGTAGTTCTTCCTTGCAGGGCTGCTTCTGGTTCTTGAATAAATAGTCTTAGTCCATAAGCGTTATCTACATTGTGAGTAGAATCGTTAAACAAAAATTTATCTTCTTGGTAAGGAATTAGCTGGCATCCACCATTTGTAGTTCCATGCTGTCCAATAAAGTAATTTCTAGGATCTCTTGTATCTATAAAATAAACATTCATTCCTGAGCCATAATAGTAGTATGCGTTATACGCTGCAACCCAATTATTATTCCAGGTAATATTATGTCTCATTCCATATCGATTACCCTGCTCTATTCCATATGAAGTTGTTAAACCAATTGTATTAAAAGATGTTGTTAGTTGCTGAGTTGCTGGGTTAAATGTTGCATAATTGTTTGCATTTGATGGAACCATTCTGGCCATTCCAACAATTCCATTGTCTCCAGGAACTACACGCATACGATATCTTGACTCATCGTAGTTTTGAGAGTTGTTTGCTTGCCATTGGAAGTCGTAAAATGCATAGCTAACCGATCCTTCGCCTTGACCTACATCGAGAAGACCTGTCTTTGCTTCTCTTAAGAAAGCAGCCAATGTTCCTGGATAGTAATTATCGCTATTTAAAGACCTATCAATTCCTTCGTTTTTCCAGATGTGCATTCTGTAATTGTTAGAACCATCTTTTGCGGCAACAATTACAAGTGTTCTGGTTCTATCATTGTAGCCAACTGATCCATAAGTTACGCCAGTGCTAAACCAAGTAGAGTACTGCGACTGATTAAGATTTATGTTTTCGTAGTATCCTTCATAAATTCCACGCTCCATAATTCTTAATGTAGCGTTGTTGTTATATAAAGAGAAGTTTTGTCTGACCCCACGCTTTCCAATAATAACTCCAAAGTAAGGCATATATGACGGAGCTACGTCAGCATTCATTGCTGTATAAGTTCTGTTTCCAGCATTTAATCTCATAAACCAGTGTCCATCTGCCTGTTGCTGCGATGTTGCCTGGCTCCAAGAAGTTGTCCAGCTGCTTGAGTTAATGTGTGAGTTTGTGTAGTTAATTCCAGTCCATGGACCCCACAACTCTGCGTCAGTGTGCTGGCTTCCTGCGTCTATTGGCTTCAACTTACTATTGTAAATATTCCAAAACGGTCTATTGTCTCTGCATGAATAAGTTGCAAATGTTGGCAAAGCATTTACTGCGGGCAATTCTGAAACTACTGCATTTGTTGCTGCGATTGCTGCATCTAATTGCTCTACGGTTCCACCCTGTGAAAGGTTAGACAGGATCGCCGCAACTGTTGGGTTTGACGCCAATGCTGCAGTAGTCTGATCTTGAACTACCTTGTCTATACCAGGTAAAACAATTTGTGTAACTGTATTTGCAACTGCCATTTTTTATTTCTCCTAAATATCTTGAATTAAATTGTTGTTATTTTTACGCCAGAGATAAAGACATTAACAGAGTTTGCATTAGCTGCGCTAAGAATAATTGCGTCTCCTGCATTTAAAACCTGCTTAACATCTATAACTGTGATCTGGCGAGGTGCTAGGTCAATGTTCTTGTAAAAGAAAATTCCTGCAAACTTTGCGCTTGCCTGTTGTGCGACATCGGTAGTGTTACATAGGGTAATAGATGTGATTACATCTGTCTCTCCTGCTGGAACTGTATACACCTGAGATTCAGTTTCTGGAACTGTTCCACCGAATATTCTTGCTGGTAAACTAATTTGTGCCATTTTATATTACTCCCATGTTTACGAATAGATTGTAGTTATCTACTGCTGATTGTACTAATGCGATTTGCTGATTTCCAGAAGTAACCACAGCATTTACCTGAGAAGATCCAGCATTAGTAATTGTTTGAACCTGTCCGCTAGATGCATTTGTTATTTCTGAAATTTTTGTATTTGTTACTGCTACGATGTCGTTAACTCCCAAAAGTGTTCCAAGGGATTCAAGGGATTTAGCCAAGAATACGATGTCTTGTGGGGTAAGAGTTGATGCGGACAAACCATTAATCTTGGTTTTTGCTAACTCGATTTGTGCTACTAAAGATGCTGTCATTTGTTTACTCCTCTAGAATATTGTATCATAAAATTCATTATGCTGGAACCTCTGGGAGGACATATTCTAGATCTTCCGTCATTGTTTCTGGAAGATCTCTCAAAGCCTGCCTATACGTTTCCCATTCTGCTACTTTTGCCTCTGATAAACCAGAATTTGGTAATTGCGTCCAATCTGATCTAGTTAACATTTCATTTCTATCTGACCTTAGTGCAGCATATGAATAATTAGTTTTTAATAGCAAGTAATAGGAATTTTTTTCTTCTTCTGTCATAGAAACTGGAGCTCCAGATACTAATTTAAATATTTTGCCATCAACATTTTCTCCAACTCCATACCATCCATCTCCTGGATTTTCTTCAGAAAGAGTCATCTGTTCTTGAATATTATTTTCATTAAATTTTATATAATACATTATCTGTCTCCAAACATTTCTGCTGTTCTTCTCCATACACGCCAGGAGCTCTTTATATTAAACTCATTAAGCTGATCATTGTAGCTTAAGGCTGCCTGAGTCATCTTTAAGTCTGGCTGAACCCAAAAATCAGAAAAAGTTGTGTGAAGATCATAAAACATATTCTGATCAAGGTACCATGCCACATATCCAGACTGCCAGTAGTACATTGTGTTTGTCTGCGTAACAGATACTGTTGTTTTTGCTGGAATGGTTACGTTCCAGCTCCAGTCGTAGTATGAATTTCCACCAGTTCTGTTTACTGGAACTGTCCAGTTAATTTCAGTAACGGCATTATAAGATCCATTGGCGTTTGGTGTTCCAATTGCTACACCTGATCCGTCGTGACCAGATGACCAATAGTTTGAATAGCTCCCGTACATGGTAACAGTTTTAGACAATGTTGGGTGATGATTTCTCAGGAACATGGTTCTTAGTCTAAACGGGGAATATGATGTGTTTCTATTGTGGGCAATGTGAACGCTGTCATTTCCAACTACAGAATTTTTTGCGTACACAATCTGTCCGTTAGCATACCCTGAGCTGGTTGCATAACCAAGTGTATTTTGTCTAGTATTTGTTCCAAGAGAGAACCAGAATGCTCTTTCGCAGTCTGCCTGGGTTGTTCCAGTTAGGTAATTGTAATACCCTGTCCATGGATCTCCAGATGACCAAATCTGCCGCCATGACTGGTTTCTTTCATTTACTGTTGTAATTGAAGGAATCATATATGGACGACGTGTTCCATCTGTAACTTCTCTAAAAAGTCTTGTTTCTGCATCTACCACCCCAAGAGATGCTGGAGTAATGCCTAGAGACGCTCCAGTAACTCCTAAAGTTGCTAATTCAGAGGCTTTAATTCCTGACGATAATGTTAAAAGCGTGTCTAATGATGCCATTATGCGATTCTCCATCCACTTTCAGTATTTGAATATATTAATTTCATAGCTTTATTATTTACGTTAAAGATAAGATCTTCTTCTGCTCCTTGAATTTTTTCGCCATTTCTAGCTACTGTAAAGAAGTTTGTTGATGCATTTCCAGAAATATCTATTATTTCTACAACATATCCTATTGCAGGTCCTGCTGGAAGTGTTAAGGTTAATCCATCAACTCCACCGTCAAGTGGCGGTGTATTAACAAAAACTCTATCTCTATTTACTAGCAGTTTATCAGCTGTTACAATTTGCCATGGATTGTATCCAGCGCTTACAGCTAAAGCTGATGCTGATGCAATATTTGATTCCTGATTTGTAATTACCCCTTCAAGAGAAGTGACTCTAGGATTAATATTGTCATAAGTTGCCTGTAGTGCAGTATACTGATTTTTTAGATCTACAACTGCTGCTCCATTAGCTGTTCCGCTTACAAGAGTAATTGCTGCAGCTCCAGCATCGTCAATTCTTTCAATTGCATTTGCGGTGGCCTCAACAACATCTTCTACCCCTAGCGCTTCAGATAAAGTAACTAAAGATTTTGAAACATATAAGATTTGCTCTGCATTTAGCTCTGTAGATGTTAAAGCATTAATTTTTGTCTTAATTGTCTCAATTTGATTTGACAATGTAGCATAGTTGGCCGAGCTTCCAAAGTCGGTTGTAATAATATTACTTGAATTTGATTCCTCACCCTCAGAAGAGCTTGTAATAGCTCTAACTTTAAATGTATAGGCCGTTGCTGGAGTAAGTCCTGTAATAAGAATTGGAGAGGAAGCTCCTGCTCCTGATCCGCCAATTGGGGTTGATGAAACAGTATATCCAATAATTGTCTGACCGTTAGTTACTGTTGGTGGAGTAAATGCAAGTACTGCAGTTGTTGCTCCTGTTTTTGAAGCGACTCCAACAGTTGGTGGTCCAGGAGGAGCACTATCTGTATTTACAATATTACTTGCATTTGATTGTGGTCCAGTTCCAACTGAGTTAACTGCTGCTACTTTAAATGTATAATGTGTTGCAGGTGTTAGTCCTGTAAATGTCATTGGGGATGATGTTGATGATGCAATTATATTACCAGGAGTTGAGGTACCGATGTAACCAATAATTGCTGCGCCGCCGTCAGAAGCTGGGGCGGTAAACGTAACAGTTGCAGTCGTTGAGCCTGTTTTTGTGCCTGTGCCAATAGTTGGTGCATCTGGTACAAATACGTCTGAGGCATCTGTTGTTATGCTATTACTTGGAGAAGACGCATTACTGTCACCGACAAAGTTAGTGGCCTTTATTGTAAATGTGTATTCGGTTGCAGGTGTCAATCCTGTAATTGTAATAGGAGATGTTGTTGACGAAGCAACTACATTGCCAGGAGTTGATGTAACTGTATAATTAGAAATTGCGGCTCCGCCATCTGATGCTGGCGGTGTAAATGGAATACGTGCTGATGTTGATGTTAACTTTACAGCTGTTCCAATAGTTGGTGCGTCTGGCACAGTAGCATCTGAAACAATTTGATTACTTGGAGCAGATGGAACAGATGTGCCAGCTGAGTTTGTTGCTGTAACGGTAAATGAATATGCTGTTGCAGCAGTCAATCCTGTAATAGTAATTGGAGAGCCTGACCCAGTAGCAGTAATGCCACCAGGATCTGATGTTACTGTGTAGAGAGTTACTGCTGCTCCATTATTTGAACTTGGTTCATCAAATGAAACTATTGCTGTTGTTGAACCAGTTTTAACGGCTACGGTATTTAGCGGAGCACTAGGAGCATCGGCATCTGTTGTTATTGTATTACTTGCATCTGAGTTAATTCCATCACCTTCAGAGTTTGTTGCAAATACTACGAATGTGTAATCTGTTCCAGGGGTTAATCCAGTAACAGGAATTGTTCCACTTCCTGCTTGAGAAAGTGTTCCAGTAATACCACCAGGAGTTGATATAGCAGTATATGAAGTAATTACATATCCGCCATCTGACGCTGGCGCTGTAAATGGAACATCTGCTGTTGTGGGCCCTGTTGCTATAGCAGTGCCAATTGTTGGAGCACCTGGGCTGTTAGGATTTATGTAATCTGTAGTTGCCGTATTACTTGCCTGTGAAGGGCTAGACGTACCAATAGAGTTTGTAGCCGTTACTGTAAATGTGTAAGCTGTTCCTGAAGTTAATCCTGTAATAGTAATTGGTGAAGATGTCCCTGTAGCTGTAATACTGCCAGGAAGAGATGTTACTGTGTAGCTAGTGACTGGCCTACCACCATTAGAAGCTGGAGGAAGAAATGATAAAGTTGCGGTTGTTGTTCCAGTTGATGTAGCTGTTCCAACGGTTGGAGCATCAGGAACAACGGCATCTGTAGATATGCTATTACTTGGAGCGGAAGGACCAGATTCTCCATCAGCATTAGTAGCTGTTACGGTAAATGTATATTCAGTTCCAGGAAGTAATCCAGTCACTGTTATTGGAGATGTTGCAGATGATGCGGTTATGCTGCCAGGAGTTGATAAAGCAGTATAGTTGGTAATTGCAGAGCCACCATCATCAAGTGGTGCCGCAAAAGCTACTGTTGCTGTTGTAGATCCAGTTGATGTAGCCGTGCCAATTATCGGAAGATCTGGTGCTGCCATTTTATACTCCTTTTATGCCTGAGCTTCTGTCCAAGATAAACGAGCTGAAATATCTCCAGATGTTAATCCTAGGTTTGTTGCGACGATTGTTAAAATATCTGGACCATTTGGGAATCCTGGTGCTTTAAAGTTTCCATCACCAGAAAGAATTGATGTTCCAAGATCTTTAACCTTCGATAAATCAAATGTTGTAGCTGAGTAGTTTGTACCACCAGTACCGTCGGTGTAGAAGGCAAACGCCTGATCTCCGCCTCTAATTGTTGTTATTGGGTTAGTCACAGTAGATCCTGTTCTACCAGTATTATCGTGATAAATAACCTGGGCTAGCGATCCACCAGGGATTCTAATAGTTTCCCAATCGCTTGGAAGATTTACTCCAGTAGGGAAAGCTGATGGATTATAAATACCCTGAATCAAAAACGCTCCCTGGGCAAGGATACCAAGCGAGCTTAATGCTAGCTGCATAGTGTTAAGAGTTTCTCTCTTGCCGTAATTTCTTCCAATTCCATTATCTGCTGAAGGAGCAACTCTAATTGAAAGAAGCGGTCTTGGGATTGCTTGTGAACCAAAGCTCTGTGAAGCAGATCCTTGAGGTGTAACAATACTTGTTGGAATTGTACTTCCAAATGGTATGGCATACTGAATTGTATTGCTTGTCACTGCGCTTACCGAAAATGTTCCGTTGAATGTTGAGTTTTCGACAGCGTTTGCGTTATTTGCTTGAACTTGAGCAAAATATCCGTAAACTCCAGGAAGAATTATGTCGAATGTAGATGTTGTTGGAACTGCGGATATTGTTCTTGATCCATTCAAAACACCAACTATTGCTGTAGTTGAAATTTGACCGTTTTGAAGGTTTCTAGAAAGAACTGTATTTGATATTGTTACATTTTGCTCTGCAACTAAGTTGTGTGCACCCTGAGTTGTAACTCTTATAGTAGACGAATTAATTCTTTGAACACTAGTTATTCTTGCTGTAGTGTTTACATCAGAAATTCTAATTGGATATCCAACCTGCAATTGATGCGGTGCTGCAGTTGTTACTGTTGCAGTACCTGCAGTTGTAGACTTTGCAGTAATCTTTGCAATAACTTCACCAGAGCCTGCAACGTTTACGAATCTCTGCATACCAGCTGTAAAGATAAAGTTCTTATCATCATCGAACTTGCCGTCCATGATAACAGATGATCCCCAGTGGCTAATTACTGGAGCACAAGTATTTGTAATTGTTTGAACTGAAACTTGTGCTATTCCTGTTCCGTTTGTAATAGTGTTATCTGGAAGGTATGTAGCATTATTTGAAGATCCAGAAAGCTGGACTGCTTGACCTTGTAGATAAGATGTCATTGGTTGTCTTCTATTAATATTAACAGGGTAACCTTGTGCAATTTCATTATAGTCTCTGCTAGTAATTGTATAAGAACAAATTTCAAAATTAGTGTCATCTTTTATAACCAAGAATCCTTGGTCTGGCCAGAACTTAACACTATCAACATACATAACAATCATTGTTGGGGCTAGTGGGGAACCAACAATTCCTGAAGATCCCGCCTTTAGCTTTGTGCTAAAGAATGGTGAGTTGATAGCTTCATATCTTGCTGGAAGGTTTCCAGAACGCATGTAGGCTTCTGTATTTCTATTATTGTTAGGCATCTTGTGGCAATAAACAATATTTCCTTCTGTGCCTCTAAATCCAAATCTAATAAATCCTGCGCCGTACCAGGTGTAGTCAATATAGGCCATCTGCATTAATGCTGGGTCCAAGGTGTATCCTGAAGGGCCCTTTCCGTCTAGCTTGTCCACATTCCATTCAGTTTGAGGAACTCTAATTTCTTGAGTTATAACATAAGATGAGTTTGTTACGGAATCCCCCTTATATGCAGGGCTTACCTTCATGTTGGTATCTGATGCAATCTCAACAACTGTGTAGTTTGCTCCCTTAATTACAATTTGGTCTCCGACCAATAACTGCTTTCTAAATCTTGTATTTACACCAGTAATTGTGTTTGAGAACTTAGTTGCAGCAACTTTACCAAAAAGATCCTTCTTAGAGAATCTTCTAACTGCATACAGGTATGTTCCATCGTATTCAAGGAAAAATCCGTTTTGGTCATTATACATACCAGTTCTTGTTGCAGCACCTTCCCACTTGTAAACAGTAACTGAAACATCAACTCCTCCTGGGAACTGATCAGTAGCAGTTAAGTTTTGTGTAATAGGCATTATGTACTGGAACTCATTTGTTCCTAATACATTTGTAACTTCAAACTTACCGTTCCATGGGTTATAGGTTCCTGCTGTTTGAACTCCGTCTACCTTAATTTTTGCGCCAGGTTGCATACCATGGTCTTGAATTGTACGAACAGTAACAACTTGGTTTCCTATCAAAACTCCAGCAACTGATATCTGATCTACGTCAAATGTCGGGGTAAACTTTACACCAGTTGAGAACTGAATTGACTTTCCTGACTGATATCTAAAGTGACGACGTGTTTGACGAATAACTCTTACTCCACAGACGTTGTCTGTTGTTGAAAGAATAACTCCTCCATCGTGTGGTCTATGCTGAACATAACCATTTGGCTTTGCATAAAGTCCTACCCCGTTTGTATTAATTGGGTTAGAAACTTGTGAATCCATTTTAAACTTCATTTGATTTGGACTTGAAACGTTAAATATTCTCCAAGCTCCCTTGATTGAGCAGTTTGGATTCTGACTTCCAATTAGGATTGGTGTTCCTGGAAGAAGTCCATGAGCTGTGCTTGTTGTAATTGTAATTGTAGATTGTGCTGCTCCATCTGAGTTTGCAGACCAACCTTGGAGTCCGATAGCATCGCTTCCACCTGGAATGTGTGCGTTATCAAAGATTCCTCCACCAGTAACTGATGTAAGACTTCCATCTGCAATTGCTCCAGCAACGACTCCATTTGCTAAATATGTAAATGTAAATCCGTCTGCGCTTACAGTTTCAACTGGGAAAGTTCCTTCAGCTAAAGGGTTTTTAGTGTCTTGAAGTGAAACAACATCTCCTGGGAGAAGTTCTGTTGCTGGGCTAGAAACAACTACAGTAATTGTAGATCTTGGCGCAGCACCATCTCCAATTACGCTTACTACGTCAAATGAGTTACCGCCTGTTGCTCTAGAAAAGAATGATGGGTAATTTGATGTTAATACTAAGGCTTCCCACTTAGAGCTCTGAATACCATATTCAAAGTCTGTATCCATTAAAGATTGTGGTGGAGAAACTCTTAGCTTATTTACTGCGTCCATAAGTGGCTCTGTAAACGTTACTGTTTCCGCTGGCTCATCAACAATAATTGCAAGTTGGTCTGTAGGGGCCATTGATGCACAATTATACTTAAGAGTAATTATTGTTTTTGGCTCATAGCCAACTTCATTATCAACTGCAAAAGAGATAGCGCCTAGATTAGGATCGGAGAAGTTATAGATTACCTTACCTTGTGTCGTATTTGTAATAAGCATCAATCGATCTTGTCTTACTATTCTTGGAATAATAATCTGATCTAATTCTGGCTTAAATACGTAGTATGCGTGTTCTATTTGTCTTCTTGACATTATATTCTCCTAAAATAAATAACTTGTTGCTGCAAATTTACTGTTCAACTCTGTTTGAGTCAAAGTACTTGTATACTTTGGATAATATAGACCTAGGTTTAGCATTGCATCTACCCTAGCTACCGTTGTTTCCTTAAGTATATCATTAGCTAGTTCATTACCAGAAGGTCCGACTGCACCTGTTGCTCCAGTTAATCCCTGTAATCCTTGTGGGCCTCGAATATTTCCCTGCAATGTCCATTCTGCTGAGGTTGAATTATATTGGAACCAATCGCCTGTTGTTGTATTTAAATAATTATCTAAACCTAATTTGTTTGCTGGGTTTTGTGGTGTTGGATCTGCAATTCCAGTGAAATTATATGAACCTCTTTGTCCAGCTGTTCCTTGAGGTCCCGCTGCACCTGCAGCACCCGCTGGGCCCTGCGTTCCAACAGGAAGACTAAAATTTAATATTGCCGCTGAAGATGTTCCGCTATTTGTAACAGTTGGTGATGATCCTGAAGGTAATGTGTTTACTGCGCCTACAGATATTGTTGCTGCTTGTCCAGGTAAACCTTGAGGACCTTGTGCTCCTGGTCGTGATCCTGCTACTACAACCCAGGCCGTTCCATTCCAACGCTTTAGTGACATATTATAATTCCTCCAAGTGTCATTATACTATAAATTTGTTCAAAATCCTATCCAAGACAGGACTTCTGAATCTGAGTTTGGGTACATCTTTTTCCATTGATTATCAACAGATACATACATTGTTTTTTCTAAGATTACATATATTATTGCACCTGGATACAGAGGGGCGCTAGGCAAATTTGAAAAAGCTTGAACTGCTGCTGCTCCATTTTTGAACAAGTCCTTGTACTCCAAGTATCCCTCTTCGTTTGCCAGGTCTATCCATAAATCTGTTTCTGCAGGCGCTGGTGGTGTCAGAGAAGAGATAATAGACTGTCCTGAAGTATCATCTAAGTCTATCCAAAGTTCTCCTGTGTAAGATGGGTTTGCTGGCTCATTTGCGCTATATATTAATTCTGTTATTGGTTCATCTGTATCGATCCATAGGGTGTCTGTATTATAATTTTCTGGAGCTTCTGGACCAGCATAAATAAATTCTGTTGCTCCTGCATCGTCATCAACATCTATCCACAAATCTCCTAGTGTTGTTGCTCCTGATGGTGGTTCTATTAAGCCAACAAAAAATGTGCTTGCGGGGGCAGAAGAATCTGTTGGAATTAGTGTCAGCCCGCCTCCGCCGCCACCAGAACCAGATACTTCTTTCCACAATAAACCATCCCAAACATTTAGCTTGTTAAGAATTTTATTGTAGTAGATCTGACCATGCATTGGATCGGATGGTGCGGCATCCAAACCAATAATAATACCGTTCGTATAAGTATTCTTTGATGTCCAAGTATTTGTAGTAGAAAGAGATAAATCTGAGCTTACATACTCCCAAGTTGAAGTTAGTGCGTTCCATACCTTAAGAGCTCTGGTTGTGCCGCTTCTAAACTCGTCGGTATCAAACCAGAATTGTCCGTCTGACGGAGATGCTGGGGCAGAGGCTGACATAATGGCCTTAGATGGAGGAATTATTGTTTCTAGTATTAGCTTGTTTGCTTCATCATCATAGGTTGCTGTAATGTTTGGATTTAAATTGTGCACAAAAAGAGGTGCAATATAGTCTTGTGCCTGCTCTTGTGTTAATTGAGCAATTACTGAAAGGTTTACACGATTGGTTGTATCGTCATAAGTTGCAACTACATTTGTGTGTCCGTTATGAGCAAACATTGCTCCTGCTGTATCTGATATTGTCTCTGGGGCATCAGCTATTGAGAGGTATGTGCTTGCTGCTGTTGTAATGTTTAGCTTTGTTGCTAGAGCAGATGTTATTGTTGTTGCAAAATTTGCATCGTCTCCGATTGCTGCCGCAATTTCATTTAGAGTGTCTAGCAGTCCTGGTGCTGAATCTACAAGGTTTGATATTGCGGTATTTACGTAGGTCTTATCTGCCATAACTGAGGTATCTACCGCTAGAGTTATTGTGTTTGCAACATCATCATAAGTTTTTGTTATTCCGTTGCCTGCTGTCAAAGAAGTAGCAATTGCATCCATGACCTCTTCATCGTCATAGGTAGCAGTTAAATTTATTTTTCTAGCAACATCATCGTATGCTACTGTAATATTGTTATGGGTTCCAGTGGTAAGCAAGCCGCCGACAAGATCTTCCACCTCTTCAATATCTAGGATATTTGTTTCAAGTGTTTTGACCTTATAGTCTAAGGAGTTTGGGTCGGTAGAGTTATTAGCACCGACCTTGGACTCTAATGCCTCAATTGCATCGTTGGCATTTGCATGTTGGGCGGAATGGGAAACTTCCTCAACCGAATCATTCGGCTGTGGGTTAACTAGAACGTCTAAAGACGCTGGGAAATTTGTTGCCATTTGCTTACACCTCTTCCCTAATTATACCCTAAATGTTTCTTTACCTAACTATAGAACTTTAGAAACATGACCCTGGTATCTGGCATGATCTTGATGGTTTCTGTCGTTATATGAAAACATGGTTACAGCAGAATACTTTATTCCAGACTTTACTGGCAAGGCAGCATGAGAGAAAAGATAGCTAGACGGGAAAAGAACAATGTCTCCATACTGAGGAACATATGTGTAGTCAAAGTTTGGGAAATACAGCTCTCCACCCTCGTAGTCACTATTTAAATACATTACAGTTGATACATCGCAAGAATAGCTTGGACCACTATCTGGGTGTGTCTTAAAGTGCTGTCCTTCTCCATAACGTACAAAGTTAATTGCTTCCATATAGTGGAGAGGATTTATGTGATACGCCGATCTATAATCAGCCAAGCACTCGTTAAGCTTTTCTGTTATCTGGTCATGGATTGATATAACTTCGTCTGATAGCTCATTTCCTGGCCTTAAAGAATCTCTTTTAACTTTAAAATCTACACAGTCTCTGTAGTCTAATTTTTGCTCATGGTCTCCAACTGTAGCAATTGACCATTTAAACATTGAGCTTTTACCTGAACTCAATACCTTTTCTAGTCTTTCTGGAATATTCATTGCTTCTGGCAAAGCGTTTCTATATATCTTTATCCCTACTGCGGGAGTGTCAATTATCATAATATCTCCTTTTTTTGTTAGACTAACGGTATCCACTTTTGTGAATACTGATTTTTTATTTCTGATAATGGGCTTACGTAAAACACTATTGATTTAAATTTATTGTAATAAACAATTTTATTTCCAGCTTCTGAAATTATAATATCTCCAGGGTGTATTTCAAAATCAGTTTCATTGATTGAAACTTTTGACTTTTGTGAATCTAAAGAAATTATTCCAAACATAGACGGTCTTGAAGTTCCTCCAGCGTCATACCAAAGAGTTGGGTCTTGATCTTCAACCAATGAAGAATAAACAAAATATTTATTTTTTGAGTAGCTAAACTCATGGGACACACATGCACTTTTTACCAAAGAGGCCACCTCTTGAAAAAGTAAATACATTTGCTCATCATGCATAAGAAAAGGATTATAATTATTTTTATTATAAATTCTAGAAATTTTTACATCAGATTCGGGAAAAGC